TAAAAAAATTTCAGCAAGAAATTTCAAAGAAAGACATAATTTTGCCACAATCTTACAGGGTTCCACAAACCGTACAAAGTGTGGCAGACAAGATATTAGATTTAATTCCAATAAGTAGACGAGTACAAAAAAGTTGGAAAGCAAGAAAAGAACAAGGCACAGTAAACTATATTTATAGTTTAGAAGATGTTCCAATAGATCAAGGTAAGTGGTTGGTATTAGCAAGATATAATGATAAATTAAATAGACTTAAACCATTTTTAAAAGAACGTGGTATTTATTTTGAGTACAAAGATCGTAAGAGTTATAAGGTAACCTTGTTTAGAACTATTCTAAACTACATAAGATGGCAAAAAGGTGATGATTTATCTTTGGCAGAAGTTAAAGATATATTTGAATATACCAGCACGAATGAAGAATTAACTGAAGAAAGAATGTATAATTTAGAAGAGTTTGGTTATGATAAAAATATTCCCTGGTATGATGAGTTTACATCTGATTACGAAGAATGTTTATACATAAGAGAGATGTTAAGTAATGGAGAAGAATTAAGAAAGGACCCAAGAGTAAAACTATCTACAATACACTCAGCAAAAGGTGGTGAAGCTGACAATGTATTATTAATATTAGACACTACAAAAACAATAAGAGATGCCATTGAAAAAAATTTAGACAAACAAGATGAAGAACACCGAGTTTGGTATGTAGGGGTAACTCGTACAAAACAAAATTTATATATCATGGCAGCAAAAAAGGAGGACCAAGGTTATGACATCGAAAGTTTGGGATAAGCAAATTGGAGGATCACATTATTCGCAATTTAAAATTCAACCAAGTAAGTTCGTAGTAGAAAATGAGCTTTTATTTCCAGAAGGATGTGCTATAAAATACATATGTCGTCATCGACTGAAAGGAAAAAAGCAAGATTTGGAAAAGGCAATTCATTTTATCGAAATGATTATTGAAAGGGACTATCATGAAAATTCCTAAATTTGAAGCACAAACAGAATGGGTAAAACCTACAGAGTTTCCAGACTTACGTAATGTAGATGAGATTGCAATAGACTTAGAAACAAAAGATCCTGATCTATTAAAGAAAGGATCTGGTTCTGTAATAGGTAATGGTGAAGTTATAGGTATCGCTGTTGCTACAAAATTTTACAAAGGATATTTTCCAATTGCACATGAAGGTGGTGGTAACATGGATAAGTCAAGAGTTTTATCTTGGTTGAAAGATGTACTCGAAGCACCATCAACAAAAGTTTTTCACAATGCAATCTATGACGTGTGTTGGTTGCGAGCAATGGGATTCAAAATAAATGGTGACATAGCCTGCACAATGATAGCTGCAGCT